CAACTAACCATTTGTATGTTTTTGTAATTTCTCCAGGTGGGTACCCTGTAAAGTTTGGATCCGTTTTTGGATTTCCCCATCTTTTACCCATTCCTGTTTGTATATCAAATGCCTGTCCATTTTGATGCTTAGATGAACCTGGACCAGCAGTTAAAGGATCAAAATATCCTGTTTGCCTTCCTTGAGCTTTCCAACCATCCTCAAATGTTCCAGCCGGTTTTGATAATCCAGACTTGGTTCCTTGATAGGCTCTATCAGCATTTTGCCTTCTCAATGTTCGTTGTCCACTAGTAGAATATCCAGGACCAGATGCATTTTCCATTGGTCTAAAACCACTATTTAATGTTATTGTTATTCCGTCTTTTCCAGCCGCTTGTTTTACCTGTAATATTTTATCAGCAAATTCTTTATTTACTATTTTTCCATCTATAACAACACAAGTAATTTTTTTAACAAATGAACCTCTAGAATACGCATCAAATTCTCCTGCAACAGGTAATTCTTCAACTGCTTCTTCAATATCTGCATCAGGAGCTGGTGGTGGTGTTGGTTGGTCATCTGCTTGACTTGTTCCGTTATCTGGGGAAGGGTCTGCACTATCGTTGCCTGTTCCTCCTTCTCCTGATTGTTGTTCTGCATTACCTCCACTAGATGCCCCTGGATCATTTGGTGTATCTACACCTTGAATTGCCGCTCTTTCGGCCGCTTGTGCGCTTTCATAGGATTGATCGTATGAATCAGCTAGTTTCGATGATACGTCAATAGGAATACTTTGACCGTCTAATAGCCATACCCCTGATGCATCTTCGTTTATATTTTCCTGATGATAAGAACTATCGGTTGTTGAATGGCCATTTGATATTATGGTTATTGGGGATCCTGGAATTCCTGCGCTTGACCAATCATTCTTTGTTGTTGCGTCTGGAGCAGTACTACCAAATCTTATACTTTGTCCAAATCTTCCTTCTATTATAGTATCTCCTTCATATGGAAAAATTCTTGCAATAGATTCAGGTTCAAAATATTCTCCAAATGGCAGATCGTTTACGTCGCCTTTAGGATTACCTGTAAAACTCCTATAATCTTTATCGTCTCCACCTGCTTTTCCTATATTATAACTTGCTGCTGGAAGTCCATTATGGTTAACTCCTTGCCAAACACCAATTGGCATACTTAAATAGTATTTTTCTTGGGCTGAACTTCTTAGTTGTGCAGCTCTACTTGCTCCTGCAAGCAATAAAACTACTTCTCCTAATAATGGGTATTGCCTTAAATTTGGAAACAATGGATTGTACCAATTGCAAGAGGCAGCTGCTATTCCAAATTGTCGCGGAAATGCTCTGGCCTGAATAGATCCAATTATTCTATATTGGCTAGGATTCCAAGCAGGATGAGAAGTATCAAGAATTATGTCAACAACTTCTGCTGATTCTAATATTCCTTGTTGTACTACTTTAGCCTGATTGTTTTGTGCCTGAACAGGTTTATTGCTTTTCTTGCTTGGTTGTATTCTTGGCATTTTCCTCTTCCCATTTTACGGGTTGTTCTGCTTGTTTAATAGTATCTAGTAACTGTTTTCTTTCGTCATCGCTTAAACTAAAATCTCCTCCTTCAGATTCTGATCTAGTCATAGCTCTTTGGACTATACTAGCCATTTTAACTAGCATATCATCATTTTTTATGCCAACATCCAAATAATCTTTTATAAGCGGTACTAGTATAGTAGCGTCACTTATATTTTTAATTAACGGATGAAGTTGTGCAATTAAAGAATTTATCTGCTTATCTTTTTTCTTAGAATTTGTATGAATTTCTTTTAATAAGTCAGAAAAATTCTTACCTTGAAATATTTCATCTTCAAACATAATAATTCCCTTTAGTATAAATATAGTATTCCGATAAAAACAGAAAGGGCCTGGAAATTTCTTCCCAGACCCAATATTCTAAGTAATATTATATTACTTTTTGTTTACAAAAAATTGCGCAATAATTAATAACACAACTAACCCTACAAATCCACCATTACCTAGTGAACTTACTAAAGCAGTTAAATTAGCTATTACGTCAAATCCGAATACTGTACCGCCTGTTAAGACAGTCCATAAGATTGTTACAGGTAAAATTGCCAACAATACAGTTGATAATCCACCGAAAAATCCTGTGATGTATTTAATTACATTATCCATTTGAGTTTCTCCTCTTTTTTAAAATTAATAATTGTCGAGAGCATTTGTCCATTTGGACGTTAATTAAAATTTAAGACCGAAACCTAACATTAGGTTCGTAGTCTTATCTCCTGTTGAGTAAACCACTTTAGGGTCTACGTATACACCTTTGTGTATTGTGAATAATTTACCTAGACCAATGTTTAAATTGTCTGTGTCTAAGCCTTTTGTTGCAGCATATACAAAATATCCCTTTACAAAATATCTTGCATGGAAATCTAGTTCCATATCTACCGTCGAGTCTGCCTGTGAAACGGATAGGCCGATCATAAGATCGTCTGTCACGCCATATCCAACAGTTGGAGCTACTGCCCATTCTGTCCATGCAACGTTTGCAACGTCACCAGTACCAATGTACCAATCGCCTTTTGTTTGAGCTTGTGTTCCTAATATAGTTGCACACGCCAATACTACTGTTAAAATAATTGTTCTCATAAAATTCTCTCCTTTGTTTGCTTGTTTAGAATGCTCTCTATTTAAGCCTTTATTGAATAACCTCGTGCTATTCATATAACCTTTATTTAATAACCTTTTTTCCGTAACTGAATATAAATATACTTTTTCAGTTAAAAAAATTCCCGTTTTGAAATTTAATAAAATTTTCTGAAAAATCTTTCTTTATGACATTAACAACCTTAGTAATGTGTTGTGTTTTAGTGTCAGTCATTTCTCTAATTAAAATATACAGTGCTTTTTTATTAAAAATTTCTATGTTTTTTCTTTCCTCAAATAGCCTTAAAACTGCGTAAGCTATTCTTTTATCTCTAATAGATCTAAATTTATCGTCTATTTTTCTTTCGTAATAGTCAGAAAATCTTTCCATGAAAACGTCTAAATCATTTCTATATTCTTCTAGTGCCGATTCTCTTCCTAAGTCTCTTTCCCTATCTATTGCTACTATTGGTTTTTTAGCTTTTAAATCTCTATAGTTTTTATTATTGTTTTGTATTAAATAATTTTTAGCAACTATACTAAAATACGAAAAAGCTTTACCTTTTCCCTCTACAAATTTAGGTAATTTTTCAAGCATAAAAGCAATAACCTCATGCTGTACTTCTTTTGGTCCGCCATCAAAATAATAAAATTTAAAAGTATGAATAATATTTTCTGCTAGCTTCATCATTGGTTTATGTATAAACTCATTATACACTTTATTTTTTAATGCCGACTTTGATTCTTTATTATACGCAATAATTGCCCTTTCAGTTTCAAGAGTAAAATACATTTTATTTTTTCTTGGTCGACCACGTTTAGTTTTTAAAGCTTCTTCTGCTGCAAGTTGCCTTTCTTTTTCTAAAGTTTCGTAGAATTGCTCTACTGGACTAAGATTAGTTTTGTTTGTTTCCAAAAGCACTCTCCAATTTATTTATTTCATCTTTAATCATTTTAAACGTTGTTCCAACATCGTCATCTTTTTCAAACATTTCACGTCTATCTATTTTTTTGATATTATTTAATATTTGTACTAGGGTGTTTCTAACAGAGGTTATCCATTCAAACGCTTCGTCATTGGCTTCTGAAGCTGTTTCAATTTTTTTAAGTAGATTCCAGTTAGCATAAGTAGACGCAACAAGTAAAATTGAAAGTATTATTATAGAAGCAATCATTAGTTGTTTTCCCCAAATAAGTCTTTAAACATATCTTTTGCCGAAGACTCTGAAGGGTTATTTGTAGATAATTTAGGTTTTTTTGCATATTGTTTTGGGTTATTTGCAAATGCTTGAGTTACCTTGTCCTTATTCTTCCATTGTTCGTATTCTATTCTAGAAGCCATGTGGTCTGCGTGGTGTAATACTATAGGCAGATTATTCCATAAGGCTTTTTCTTTTCCCCAAGGTTTAAGGTACGCATCGTTACCAGAATCATAGACTCCATCGTGAGTAAGTATTCCTATCATTTCAGTTTGAGAAAACTTAACACCGTAATTAGACAATAGCCAAATACTTCTATGTGGAACTGTCATATGCTGAATTTTTGGATTAGGATCGTATATTTTACCTTGGTTTTTTCTGTGCCATTCACTAGGATTTGGTACATAATACTCATTGTCGTTGTCACCAACTTTCCCTAAATCATGATTAAGAGCACAAAACATTAATTCTTCCAATGTATATCCATCACAATCAGATCCCATTCCTTTCCATAACATATATACCTGTTTAGCACATTTACACACCCGCAATACATGGTCGACATATCCTCCCGCCCAGCTATTATGAAAATGCTCTATTCCAGAGGCTGGTGCTAGCATCATTCTATCTGCAAATTTTTCATATAGACAAATTAATCTGGCTTTTCTTTCGCCTTCAAAGTTATCTTCAATAACCTTCATTAGGTCATTCCAATTTTGTAATATTTGTTCTTCTGTTAATTTCATATTATTTTCTTTGTATCATAAAACTTCTAACTATTTTTTTACTAGTTTTTGTACCAGTGTTTTCTAAATTTTCTTTACATGCAAATTCTATTAAGTCGTCATTTGAAATATTATCATAAAGGCCTCTATATACTCCATCAGTATGTATTGTTTGAAATGGTTCATAACCTTTTTCCTTAAATAGTTTTGGTTGAGGTACTGGAGTAGATATTACATATTTAGGTTTAAACCCTATTTTAAAATATTCCTTTAATATTCTTGCAAAATCATTATTTTCACCGTAATATTGTGGGTGAACTTCTAAGAGAATATTAGTTTCTCCTTCATTATTATCTTTAAAATATTCTAAGCCTCCTTCAAATACCTGTGTTTCGTGTCCTTCAATGTCCATTTTTATAAAGTTAGGATATTTTCTATCACTTAAAAAAGTATTAAGAGTATAGCACGGTACTTTAATTTCAGAAACGCTACTATCTGTTTTCAATACACTACTACAATTAGGCCTACTGGATTGCCAAAAACTTAAATCTCCGTCATAATTTGACATGGCTATTTCGTTTAATTCACATGTTTCTTTAAAATTATTTAATTCTATATTTGGTTCTAATAATTTTATATTTGTTGGATCTGGTTCTATTGCGTATACTATCCCAGAAGCTCCCACGTTTTTGAGCATCAATAATGTGGCATATCCTATGTTTGCTCCTAAATCTATACAAGTCATTCCTTCTGTAACAGATTCATTCATAATTGCCATAAAGGCTGCTTCCCTTATTCCGTTTGAATATAAGGCATGAGATATTCCTCCATCAGCCAAATTTAACATCATTGGCATTCCATTTATTTCTTTTCTAACTATTGACATATTATTCTCCGTATAAACTAAATTGGCGTGGGGGTTCTGGTGCTTTTTCTACTTGATTAATTGAATATACTTTTCCATCAAAAGCTGCTAGGTGATAATCTCTACAACCTGTATCTCTAAATACATATTCTAAACCATCTGTTAATGAGTCAAGTATTTTATCTGTTCTACCTACAGGTTTCCATCTGTCTCCTGGGGCTACTCTTTCTAGAACTAGTGTTTTAATTTCTTCTGTTGTTTTTTCCATAACTAGTCAAACAATAATTTTAATTGTTTTTTATCTTTGCTTATATTTTCGTCTTCTATTATACCAAAGGCATCTCTAACAGATGATTCATGGTAACCTAGAGCGTGTGCCATTCTAATGCAAACCGTTTTAAATTCTTTGCAAGTCATTTCGTTTGGTAATTTTAATTCTATAGATTTTGCCTCTTTAGTATCATTACCTCTTTTGTAAGTTAAAGTATCGTATTTCGTATCCATCTTAAAAAAATCTCTAAACATATAATTGGTATAATTAATAACATAATTAAAAGACAGACTAGACTTATAATACTTAATGCTATAAAAACTATAGCGAATACTATTAATTCTTCTAGTAATTCTTTCATATAATACTAATATAATAAAAATTTTTCAAACGGTAAAATTATTTTTGATATTTTTTAATATAACTTTCCCTATTAAAGTTTCTAGGAAATTTAGCTGAAGCTACTTTTGAGTGTAATTTTATCTGGCTTAATAGAGGTTTTTTGTCTTTTTTCCATCTAGTTTTAGATAGTTCTTTTTTCAAGCTGTGCAATTGCAATGCTGCAATAGTTACTAGTTTATCTTTCTCAGATTTGGTCATTCTTTTGGACTTTATTCTTTCTTTATTTTCAGTTGGCTCTAAAGATCCTTTTAGCTCTGGAACTTCTACTCCTTTGTGATAAACATTACCGTCTTTATCTACAAATTCGTTCATGAGAGTCCATCCTCTAGGTTTATCTGATTTCTTATATGATGCTTCAATCGGACCAACTAACTCTTGAACGCAATCATTACAGGTTACAGCTTGAGAGTCTTCACCACACTTAGCCATTTGACCACAACGCTTACATTCCATCCATTTATATAGTGCACCTTCTCGTTCGTTCCATGATGTGCCTTTTCTATATTCTACTAAATATTCTGTATTTTCGTTTTTCATAACAATCCCTTTTGTCTTAGTTGGCCAACCTGTACTCTAGTAAGTTTTCCATTTTTTAGTCTTTCTTGCCAATAGTCTTTATCCTTATCTTTATATATCTCTAGGTTTTCAATTTTATCAACGTTTGCAGTTGCCAATATTTCTTCGTTGGTTTTAATCATTGTTTCTAAATCTGGCTCTATTGTTTCATCTTCGTCTTCTAGGTTAATTGGATATGGCGTATTAAATTCCATTCCATCAGGTACAGACATTGTAATATCTTTAGGTCTTTGCATAGCAAAAGCCATATTTGCGGCAACTACTAATGCAATTGCTAATGGATCAAATACAAATATAATCATTAATAAAAACCAATTAACAACGGTATTCATTTCTTTTCCAGTTGTTTCGGCTAAATACTTAAGAGGCCCCAACTCTCGTTGATCTTCATTGTCTACTTCTTTTTCTAATATTGCCATATCTGTTCTTGTTATAGAATCAGTTATTGCAGATAATTTTAAATTTATATCGTTTCGGTCATTTATTGTTCTAGCTAATTCGTTTTGAAGTGCGCGTCTACTTGAAGAAGAGGTTGTCGTTATTAATTGGCCAGATTCTTTATCAACATATTGTACTTGGGCTGGGTTAGATAATGATATTCTTAAATCAGAGATTGACTTTGTTAACCCATCTTTTTCGTATTTAAGATCTTCCTTTGTTTCTTCAAATCTAAATTGCTTTTGTTCTAGTATGGCAAGAGACTTATCAAGTAATTCAGATTGAGTTGCGGTAGATTGATATGCTCCAGATAAAAAGCCATATATACCACCACTAGTTATAATCATAAGAATAAAGGTTGCAATTCCTAGATAAAATCTTAGAGCCTTATTTATGGTGTCCCAGTACTGGTATAATAAAGATGCAACAACTAATTTTGCAAACTCTAAAGAACCAGCCATTATTATTACCTGTAAACTTGCTCCTGCAAATAATTTACTTAAACCAAAAACAGAATAAAATGCTGCTGATCCTGAAACGGCTAATGCAGATAAAGCTATTAGATACGGAAATATTTTATCTCTCATAATTATGGCTCTATAAAAAAATGACAGGAATATAAAGTAAGATCGTCATCAATTGTCTCTTCACTGTAAGCTGTTAGCTTGTGTCCTTGCTTTTCAAACATTTCTTTAATTTTATCTAGCGAACTTTTACTAGTGGAACACAACGAAAGTCTTCCTTTTTTAATATTAACGTTTACTGCTAAAGGGGATAGGTTTGCTGCATCAAAAAAGTCTGCATAGTTTAGAGATTTTTCTATAGAATCTTTAAGGCTTTTGCCTTCTCCTAATAGTTTTACATAGTCGTTTAATAACTCTTTAGGGCAGTTGTCTATCCAATCAGAAAAGAATTCTACATCATCGTGGAAAATATCGTGCTTATCTTCACTAGTAAGTTGACTCCACAGCACCTTGGTTACAATTTCTTCTGCTTCCTTTATTTCCTTATATAGCGTTCTATTTGCAATATTGTTAAAATATTCATTAAAGTCTGACTTAAATCTTTCTGTTGAAATAGATTTAATTTCTTTTTCTGATAAAGATTTTAAATATGAACCCATGTCTTCTTCTATATTATCCCAAAATAAAGAAGAAGGATCCAATACCTCATCTATTTTCCATGTATGTCTTTTATCTAATCCCATAATTTTAAATTTAACCTCCAACCGCCGAGACTTTTGCGACATGGTCTCTTTTTACCGCTTGCTTTGGGTACCTAATTAGGCAGCCATTGCTAATTCAACTTGTTCGCCAGTTAATTGCGTTTGACCTTCCCTACACCCTTACTACTTGTCAAATCCAGTCACCCCCATATTGTGTTTTATTTAGTGGAGGTGGAGGGTATCGAACCCTCGTCCAAAATAGCAGCTAATATAAGTACTAGCGGTCATATATAAATATAAAAAAATTAAACATTATTCTATAATTTGAGCTTCTTCTATAGTTCTACACAAAAGATATTTACCGTTTTTTCTTAATACGTGGTCACAGTGATTATCGTTTTTCCACATTTTTAATATTTGCATGGCAACTTGTTCTGCAGATAAACCATATTTAGACTGAGTAATTCCATAGGTTAGTGGATCAACTGCTGAAAGCGGTATCTCTCTAACTATAACATATGCTGTATCTTTATGGTAAAATATTTTTTTCATATAACTATTAGCCTGCGGGCCAGTTTTTATTTATAACCTATTTAATTGTAATTGTTTTTGGCTTACTCTCTGGAGAAATAGGTACTTCTAATCTTAGAAGGCCGTTTTCCATAGACGCCGAAATTTTAGATAAATCAAACTTAGGACTAATTTTCCACCCTAAATCAAAAGAGCGTTTTGCAATACCCTTATGGATATATTCTCCCGCGTCTTTATTTGAATCATTAGATTCGATATTTGGTTTAGTGTAAGAAACTTTTAAAGTTGTTCCATCTTCAGTAGAAAGATCTATGTCTTTCTTATTTAATCCAACTGCAGCTATTTCAAATATTAAGGCTTCTTCAGTATACATAATGTCGACAGGATGGTTAATCTTTTTGTCTAAATTAGTCTCAAACGTCGATGCTTGATCGAAAAAATTCTTAAATAATAAATCAGTTGGGAATAGTCTTGTGCCGAAAGGCGTGTTCACTCTTAGTGTTGTCATAATAATCTCCTTAGATAATTTTAATTTTGTTAAACATTAGTTTTAACTTATAACCGACTGACCCGCAGTACCA